GACTATCTGGCCCGGAGCATCGAGTTCCTTGCAAAGGCCGATGTGGCAATCTTTGCTCCGGGCTGGCAGAATGCGCGCGGCTGCCGCATTGAGCACCAGTGCGCCGAGGACTACGGCATCCCCGTGATGGAGGTGTGAGACCAGTGGAAAGCATCATCTCAGCCATCCTTGCCGGTGCGGTGACCCTGATCGGTGTATTGATCGCCAACAGCCGCAGTCAGGCTGTGACCGACACCAAGCTGGAAGAGCTGACCCGCGAGGTGCGGGAGCACAACAATTTTGCCCGCCGCGTCCCTATTTTGGAAGAGCAGATGAAGGTGGCCAACCACCGCATCGCTGATTTAGAAGCAAACGAACACGAAAGAGAAAGGACCTAACTATGAACGAACACACCTACAACGCACCCACCATCTCCGCAGGCACCATTGCCCGCACCGCCTGCCTGCTGCTGGCCCTGACCAATCAGGTGCTCAGCGCCTGCGGCAAGCCCGTCCTGCCCATCGAGAGCCAGACCGTGGAACAGCTGGTCACCGCTGGTATCACCACCGTGGCCGCGCTGGTCGCGTGGTGGAAGAACAACAGCTTCACCCCCGCAGCCCTTCAGGCAGACCAGACCTACGACAAGCTGAAGGCGCAGGGAAAGTAAACACAGCGGCACAGAGCGCGAAAACAATCTGATGCTGTGCGCCATTTTGCGCCACTTCTTGCGCCACAGATTTAGGAAAGTTATGGTGAAATAAGGGTAATTAAGGCGCTTTTTTCTAAAAATCGAAGGACGGCTACAAAAAGAAAAATCCCCAAAAAGCTAGGCACAAAGCCGCTTTTTGGGGATTTTGTTTTGGAGCTACTGACCTGATTCGAACAGGCGACCTGCTCATTACGAGCGGGCAAGGAATTTTGAATAAAACACATGAATACGATAAAAATATAAACAACATGCGCCACTTTTGCGCCACCACAAATTAGCCGGTCTGTTTTTTGAGATAGGAGTCCAGACGATTGATCTTCTTTTTCTTGAATTTTTTGTCAAGAGAAGTGTAGATGCCGAGGGTGACGCTGATATCCTTATGACCCATTTGATCGCGGGCGGTGAGAACATCGACTCCGGCAAAGTACATCAGGGTACAAAAGGTGTGCCGCAGCTGGTGAGGTGTAAAGGGTTCAATGCGCATGGGCAGGCCGCCTGGGCGCTTTTTGCTTTCTTCGCCGTGATAGCCGTACTTTGCATTCAGATCGGCCATGTAGCTGCTCCACAGAGTTTTCCATGCCTGCTCTGTCATGCGGTGGCCCTTTACAGTATGCAGTACATACAAGCAATCGTCCTGCTGAGTTTTGAGATAGTCCGCAAGGATCTTTGGGATATTAACGACCCGGACACCGGCTTCTGTTTTGGGATCCTTGATTTTTTTATCCTTGAAATTATAACCGCTGTGAACGGTGATCGTGGCGTCTTTCAAATCGACATCGGCCCAAGTGAGGGCGGTAGCTTCGCCGCGGCGGAGGCCTGAGTAAAGCAGTAGCATGGCAGCACGCTGGGCGCGGTGAGGCGTTTCGCGGATCCACTGCTGCTGTTCCTCTGTGATAGGCTCACGGTGCTCAGGATCAGCACCGGCAGGGCAGGTGGTTTTAACAATGGGATTGTATTGTACCACTTCTGGGATAGCAAGTTCATAGGCAGCCTTGGCGCTGCTGCGCAGATTGGACAGCGTGAAGTGGGACAGTGGGGGGTTGCCATTGTGCCACTGGGCCAGAGAGTTAAGGACCCGCTGAAAGTCGGCAGTGCGAAGGTCTGCTGCAGGCTGATCCAGAAGCGAACCCCAATGGTTTTTATTGTCTTCATAGCGGTCGAGACTCTTTTGCCCGATGCCTTTGGCTGTTTTGGCAGCAATCAGGTTATCGTACAGAGTGGCAAGGGTGGCTTTGGATTGGGCGGGATCCATTCCTTTGCCTAGTGCTGTGCGGTAAGCTTCGGCAGCAGCACGCGCTGCCTTTGCGGTGGAACCATAAAAGCTTTTGTACTTGGGCTTACCGGTTTCATCTTTACCGATGCAGACACGGTAGCGGTAACGGCCATCGGAACCTTTTTTGTTTGCCATGTGTACACACCTCCTCTGAAAAAATTCTGGGTTGCAGAAGGATCATATTGGATTTACAATAGAAAAGCGGAGACGCGACGGGATTTGCAAGGCATTCCATGATAGAACCTCCTACTTTTCTTTTGGACAGACAGCAGAGCAGAGAACCCCTTGGCTGGAAACAGCTGAGGGGTTCTTTGCGTTTGTAAAAAAGGAGCGCCGGGTGGGCGCTCCTGAAGGTCAATAGCGGTTATAGATCTGCCCGCGGTTGCCGGCATCTATGATGCGAACGATCAATCTGCCATTATCGACCGTGTAGATGATGCGGTAGGAACCAACACGCAGCCGCAGCAGCCCGGTGTGACCCTTCAACTGCTTGATGTCGCCGGAATCGGGCAGGGCATGAACTGCTTCCAGGATACGCCGCTGCTGTTCTTTTGGCTGCTTCTGGATGAACTTGAGAGCAGGCTTTTCGTACAGGATGGTATAGCTCATAAAGCAATACCGAGCTGTTTACAGACTTCGTCCTCCGTGAAGGTCTGGCCGCGATCAGGGTCTTTCAGATAGTTCTGGTAAAGCTGCTCGCAATAAGCATCATCGGCATCTTCATCAGCGGTCAGGCCCTGCACGTATGCCAGAATGTAACCAAGCTTATAGGCAGGAACTTCATCCAGCAGCTGAACGATTTTTTCTCGGTCACTCATAAAAACACCTCCGGTTATTCTTCTGGCGCTTCATCCGCGTCAGGTGGGAAACTCTATTTGCCATGAGATCGTCTTCCTTGCGTCTATTGTATTGCAATTCACGCATGATATCAACATAACAAAAATGAAATTTACGTTAAATCGTTTGAATGGAGCGGCTTGCATAGGCTGGATAAAAATGATAAAATAAGTCAGGCTAAATCGCGGATAGCTTTCACGATGGATGTGGAGTTCCAGCCAACGATCTGAGTTGCTTTTGCTTGAAGCTCAACCGGCATATATGACTGGGCCCAGGGCATAATAGCAATGATGGGCTTGCCCATGCGCATAGCTTCGTCTACTTCGTATTTCATCCATTTATGGTAGAGCTCATACATGCCGCCGATTACAAGAACGACCTGTGCGTTTTTGATTTTGGCTGTGATGGCCTGCTCGATTTCGGCATCGGTGGCGTTGCTGGAAGATAATGCAAGCGGTTTTTCCTGTGGAGCTGAGTAGTTATAAAATGAAAACCATGGAGAATGATCCAGCATGGAAACCAGTCGGTCATAGTCTTCGCCATACTTCCATGCGTGGCTGATAAAAATACGATAATCATATAAAGCGGGCATTTTAAACATCCTTTCTGAACTATTGGAGGACAGTATGAAATTCCAGAAAAAAAGAGTGATCGTTGACGCATATCAGACGGACAAGGACATGTACATTGAAACGCTGGAAGGCGTTATGCATGCTTCGCCGGGAGACTGGATTATCACCGGCGTGAACGGGGAAAAATATCCCTGTAAGCCGGATATCTTTGAAAAAACTTATGAACCGGTCTCAGAGTGAGCTTTCTCTTTGGGAGAAGCGGCCTTGATATTGGAGGCTTTCCATTTGTTACCTTCAGAGGAAAGCAGATTTTCAATGTTATGGACGAAGAGCTGCTCTTTGGTTTCGTCGGTGCCATACGGATATGCGTCCATGAGATAGAGATTCTTCTCATGCTTCAGCATTTCGCAGGCAGAGCGGTATTCGACCCAGTTCTCATGATAGCGGCCAAGGCGCTCTGTGCCTTCAATAACGGTAATGATACCGCCAAGCAGACCGACAACAAAAGCGATGGCAGGGCAGCTGGCTGTATAATTGGCAAGCAGCGGAATGGCTGTAGCAACGATCAACTCAGTAAGCTGCATCCGTTTATAGGTGCGCTGGGCCTGTTGAGCCTTTTTATCGTACCAGGTGATCTGATCATCCAGGCGGTTCTTGATGTAGCTGTTGATATCGCCAGGCACGACCTCAGGTGGAGAATAAGGCTCTTCGGGAGGCTTACGCCCAAAAAAAGAAACCATAATAATCCTTTCTTCCTCGGCACATTTGTGCCGGGGATTTTTTTATGATTAGCGGCGGAAATATTCAATAATTCCATAGATGGTCTCAACCATCAAGGGCAGAAGCACAAAAAAGGCAAGTTTTACTTTTTGAGAGGATTTATAGAGCAAATAGAAATCAGGATCCTTGCCAAGGTGCTCCGAAATTCCGTAGGTATAGACGATGCCGATAAGTGATAGAATGACAGAAAAAGCGATAGAGCCAGCAACGGCCAATAAGGGTGAAAAAGACAAAGAATGTGCAAGCAACGGTATGATGAAAGCACTCAAAAAACCGCAGAGCAGAAGAAGCATTGGAAAAATACTACGGTCGAGGAATTGACACTTTTCGCGTTCCTGATCTAGGAGAGACTTTGTGGCGGCGAGTTCCTGCATGGCATTCTCCAAGTTGAGCGCCAAACCCATGTAACTGATGGCTTGCCGTCCTTCTTCCGCATAGACGGTCTCGGCTTTTCGGAGGTCGGAGAGACTTTTTTCATAGTCTGCACGCATGGAAGGGTCAAGTTTCTGAATGGCAGATTCGGCTTCATTGTAAGAAATACCAGTAGAAAACATGAAAATCACTCCAGTACAAACGAACCGTTTCGGCAAGTAGCGAAACGGAATTTTTTTATTTATGCTTCTTTTGTGCCCAGGCCAAGCGCAGCACATTTTTTATAACGGCCTGTGAGCACCAGATCGTCTACATAGTCCACAGCTTTCTGCTGGCCTTCCTCATTGAGCTGATCGAAGGACGACAGCAGCGCGGACTGCTGGGGGGTAAGAGAACGGGATTCGGAAACGTCTAACGAAAAGCTGTCCTGGTACAAGAAATTTGGCTCTACCTGAAGAATGTCAAAAATTTTTAGAAGAACGTCCCATTTTGGACTGCTGACACCGTTTTCATAGTTTCCTATAGCGCTTTTTGTAACGCCAAGCTTTTCTGCTAGGTCCTGCTGTGTAAGACCGGACTGCTCACGGGCCTGTCTGAGACGGGTTGCGAAGGACACTTGTAACACCCCCTAAAATTGTCGTTCTATGGTCAGTATAAAGGTGCTGTCTTGAAAAGTCAAGACAAAAGTACAAGAAATTTGTACAAAGCTCTTGACGAAACAAGAAACTTGTGCTACTGTAAAAATGTCCAAGAAACTTGTACACGGAAGGAGCGTATGGAATGAGTGCAACGGACATGATTTACAAAATCATTGATGAAAAATGTTTGAAACAATCTGCGGTGGCAAGGGCGGCAGGGTATGACCCGAAGAAGTTTAACGCACTGCTACGTGGCAGGAAGCGGCTGACATCAGACGATGTTGTACCGATTTGTAAGGCACTGGGAGTTACTCCGAATGAACTTTTCGGAATTGACCACCCCACCACCCCGGAGAAGAGCACATGAGCCGCCGGAAGTGGTCACTGCTGATCGGGCTGATCGGATCGGTGGTGTTCAATGTGGGGTGGTGGATCAGCTACCCGCCCATGGTGTTTGCCGGTGTGCTGCTGGCAGCGGCCGGGCTGGACCTGTGGATCGAGAGATGAAAGGAGAGAGAATGTGGACGAAAACAAAGAAAAAAGCCCGCCTGAGGCGGGCACAGAGAGCAGCGCTTATGAATGGCGCGCAAGGCAAGATATTTACTGTAACATACCAAGATTACCAGAAGCCAGAAGCGCTGCGAACTGATTTGAATAGTCTTCCAGCAGTTTGTAGTCCTGCCTTGAAAGCTTGCACTCTAAACACTGATAGCAGCAAGCCTGCTGCAGAGCCAGAACATCGAGGCTTGACAGCTGAAGAGTCTTGAGCCGCAGTTTGACCGGAAGGGCGCGGGCAGCATTCTTCATTTCAGAGATCAAAGAAGGGTCGTCTACAGATCCGAACCATGTATCCGGTACAGTTTCGAGCGATTGCAGCGCACGAACGAGCAATGGGATATCTTTGGTACGGATTTGAAACTGTGATGCCATGAAAATACCTCCTTTCCTATTTTGAGATGATTGTAGCACAGGAAAGGGAGAAGTGGCAAGAGCGCATGAGACTCCTTCAGTCGGCTGCGCCGACAGCTCCCTCGGGGAGGGAGCCTTTGTCAAGGAGGAGAAGTGCACGAAAGGAGAAAAGCATGGAACGTTATGTGATCGTGATCCCGGCGGACGAGGAGCAGAAGGCACGGCTTGTGCGCTGCGACGACGGGGATACCTGCAAACTGGAGACGCTGCAGGAGCTGGTGGGCGGCTGCATTGAGACCGCCGAAAGCTGCCTTGCGGCGAACTGGGCGCGGGAGGATGTGGACAGCATCCAGCTGATTGTGAACGAAGAAGGACTGCTGCAGGAGCTGCCCTTCAACGAGCGGGCGACCGACCTGTACCAGTACCGCTACATGAGCGGCATTGTGGGCACGGCGGTGCTGATGGCAGCGCGGGAGAACGAGCTGATCGGCTTTGCAAAGCCGGTGTGCGAGACCATTTGCAGCGAGTGGAACCTTGCGCTGGAGGAGGCGGGCGAAGAATGCCGGTGCCAGACTTTCAGCCCGGACTGAAGGGAGGGATAACCATGCGGAAGGCGCGAATTTATGATACACGGCAGCTGCCGGCATACCTGAGCACGGCACAGTACGCCGAACTGATGAGCATTGACAAAAAGACGGTGCAGAAGATGTGCCGCAGCGGGCTTTTGCCTGCCGAAAAGGTGGGGCCGCGGCTGTGGCGCATTGACAAGAATGCGGCGCTGGAGCAGGGGGCGCTGGACCGAACAAACAAAAAGCCCGCCGGTGCAGCGAACACCGACGAGCTTACAGGGTGATAGTTTTGAGCCACTATCACCAGAAGTTTAACATGAAACAGGAGGAAACACAAGTGAAACTGAAAGCAACCATCCGGGCAAGCCTGTGGTACATGGCAGCTATGGTGACGGCCATTGGCGCGCTGCTGGTATCCAGCGGCATTGAGCACAGCGCGAACGGCTGGGAAATGCTGGGCTGGGCCGCTGCGGCGCTGGTGCTGCTGGCGGCAGCGCTGGCCATGCTGGGCCTTGGCTGCTGTGCGGACAAGGAAAACAGGAAAGGCAACAAGGCGCACAAAGCCCCGGCGGACACGGTGAAGCCGAAAAGCCGGAGAAAGGCGGGCTGAGATGCGGCCACCGATGAACATGACACCGGATGAAACGGAGATCTGGAAGCGGATGGAGCAGTACGGTGAAGAGCTTGTGCGGGACATGGGTGCCGCTCTGCTGCAGGCCGACCGGCTGCCGGAGTGGATGAAGGAATCCGCTGTGAACATGCTGTGCGACAAGCTGGCGGATGCCAGAGCGCTGGCTGCCAGCTGGATGAACGACCGCGGGGAGCCGTGAAAGGGAAACGAAGATGATCTTAGAAGAATACCGTGCCCGGATGGCCGAAGAACTGAAAAAGCTGGACTGGCAGCACCCGGCCGACAAGGAAAGCAGTGCATACCGGCTTTTGAGCGAAGCGAGCCGGGACAGACAGCTGAGCACACAGGACTGGATCGCACTGTTTGAGCAGTACCGGGAAGGAGTGAAACAGCAGTGAAGCAGAAAATGAACCTGCGGCAGGAGCTGGATCTGACGCGGGACGGCACTGCGGAAATGACACGCTGGTGCATCATCATTGCGCTGCACCAGTGCTTTGGTGTGGGCAGGGACCGACTGAACCGGATCGAGCTGCGTGCCGAAGAGCTGGGCTTGGAAAGTCTGAACATTGCCATGCAGGCGAACGGCAAAGGAATGCCCAGCACCGACCAGAGCAGAGCGATGCGGGACAACTGGATGCCGGAGGGCGTGGAGCCGGAGTTCCGGGTGCCGGTGCTGCGTGCACCGCGTACCCGGCGAGAGCAGCAGCTGCGCATGGCGGGCGATGTGGCCGCCAGCATGGTATGGACCTTATACGCAAAGGCCTGCATGGAGCTGTTGGGATATGGTGCCGGGCGGCTGAACCGATTGAAGCAGGAGACTCTTGCCAATTACCGGCAGGTGAATGAAGAGGGCCGTGCGGACGGGCTGGATGTTGCCATGGAACACCTGCGCAGATGTGCCTGCGACGCTTTGCAGACCGACGACATTATTGTGGAAGACATCCCGGACGAAGAGCGTGCAAAACAGGCAGACCGGGACTATGAGGAACAGAAAGATGCTTTCTTCCGGCGGAACATGGCCGGAGCCATGGGCCGCTGCGCTGCGCCTGCAGGCACGGCAGTGCTGGCACCGGGTGAGATCAAAAAGAAGATCGAGGCAGTTCTGCAGCAGGCAGCTGCGCCGGAAAGCTGGGAGAGGAGACGTTTAAGATGACGCTGAAGGAAGCCATGATCTACCGTGGCGAAAATGAAAGCACGCTGGCCGAGAAAATGGAAACGAAGGCCGTCTATATTCGGCACTGGTGTGCGCCCGGCGGGCTTTTGAAGCTGAGTGCAGCACGGCTGCAGCAGTTGGCCGAGACGCTGGACGGCGGGGTACTGATCACCGAGGACGGTGCGGAGTTTGAACTGTATGGAGGAAGAGTGTGAGCAAGGACAAATACAGAATGACCCGCAAGCGGATCGAAAAGAAGCTGGCGGCAAAGTGTGGCGTGCAGGTACGCGAAGTACACGAGGTGATCATGAAAGACGTTGTGAATCCACTGAAGCGGAGGCAGGAAGCATGGCAGACGGCAAAGCACCGGTATGCGCAGCAGGAGGTGCGCCGGTGACAAAGCAATACGTTTACAGCTTGTACGACGCAAAGACCGGAGCACTGCGTGCAAAAGGCACACCGCAGGAGCTGATGGAACAGGGATACTACAACCGGGCTGAAAGCGTATGCACGGGCTATGCCCACCAGAAGAAGAAAAAAGCAAAGCCGAAAAAGTGGCGGCTGGAACGGGAAGAAAAGCAGCCAAAGCCGAAAGCAGAACCGGACCACAGGACCGGCACCCAGATGCGGGAGGTATGGTTTTACAGCATGTTTGACGCGGACGGAAACCTGCTGCACGAGGGCACGGCCGCAGAGCTGGTAGAAAAGGGACTGTTTAAGAACACACAGACCGTGACGAATGTTTTTTATGCCGGGCACTGTAGGCCGCAGGGCATTTACAGCCTGACACGGAAGAGGATACGGCGGGGCGTGCTGTGCAATGCGCCGGGAGCCAGAAGCAGCGTGCCGAAAAAGAGCAGGCCGCCGATCACGGGAATTGAGAAGCCGGACGAGCTGCAGCGTGCTGTGCATGAGCTGTGCCTTTACAACGCTGTGGCCCGGGAAGCCGGCAAAAAAGAGCTGAGCTACGGCTACTGGGCTGCAGCCGGGAAACCGGAGGCACCGGCATGATCACATGGTGCTGCAAACCAAACTGTCCGGGAAGGCACCCGGCGTGCCATGGGACGTGCAAAAAGTACAAGGCATGGGCGGCTGCGGTGAAAGCAGAAAAAGCCTACACAAAGGACATGGTATCCCGGGACAGAGTGAACCGGAGCGACTACGTAAAGGAAGGCTGGATGGCGCACAAAGGACAGCGCAGACGAAAAAAATAACAGAGGAAGCCCCTGGCAAAAGGATGCCGGGGGCTTTGGCGACAGCGCAGCAGGATAAAGTCTGCCGGGTGCTGCCGGAGCGTACCGGCGGCAGGCGGGAGCCTTTATACCATTTATTTTATAGCAGGATGAACCGCTTTTTCAGCGTCCGGGGTGGGCGCTTTGGGGAGCTAGTATACCCGTTATTTCTGTGACGGTGATGGGCACAGAAGAGAAAACAAACACCGGCAGCATACCGATGCAGGAGGACGGCCAGATGAAGAAGAGCTACATTCGGGAAAAGAAATACCGGTGCGGCAGCGAGTACATGGCCGTTGGCATTTATGCAGTGACAGATCAGGAGCATCGCAGGCGCGGCAAGAAGCACAAGGAGAGCGACCGGGGCCAGAAAGAGCGGAACAAGCACGCCAGCTTACGCCGCAAGCAGCGCAAGGCCATTGCGAACTTTGGCCGGGACGGCTTTTTCCTGACCGGAACATACGAAGAGTCCTATCTGCCGGAGGATTTTGCAGCCTGCAGGCGGGATGTGGAGAACTACAAGCGGCGGGTGATCGGTGCCACGGTAAAGCGTTTTAGTGTGAACCGGGACAAAATACGGCTGATGCTATGGGCGGTGCGCAAAGGCGAAACTGGACGGCTGCACATGCACGGCTTTGCCGAATGTGTGGGGATGGGAGCTGCCGACCGGCGGGAATGGCGCGAAATGCTGGAAGATCTGTGGCGGCGGCGCGTGCCGGGAACAGGCGAGTACGAGCCTTTGGGCACCATGAACGCCGACCGCATGGACATGAAGAAGCTGCTGGGCGTGGACGGACAGGGCAAGAACGGGACCATAGGCTACATATACGGCCACAAAGAGCGGGCCTGCATTGAAACACGCAATCTGAGCCAGCCGGAAGAACTGGCACCCAGCGACACGAAGTGGAGCCGCCGCCAGCTGCGCAAGGGCTGCACCGAATGCGCAGAGAATGCCTACTGGTGGGAGCAGCACTATCCGGGTTTTGAGGTGGTACAGGTGATGATCTATGACCCCGGACAGCTGTACGAAGCGGACAGGCCGCGGCCAGACGGATGGGAGGCCACCGAAGCGCAGGCGTATCTGATCCTGCGGCGGAGAGGGTTTGCGAAAGTTCGCACCTGACAGATAAAATTATTTTATTTTGCGTGTAATAATTGCGCGAAACGCGGAGAAATACACAAAATCAGCGTAAAAATGCGCGGACAGTGACGGAAACGGGCCGAAACTGCGAATGAAGGGAAATTTTGGAAAGCAGATAGAGCCGTGAAAGGCGGTGGACGAGTGACCAGACAGCAGAAGAAGGCTGTGAGAAAGGCGCTGCGGCAGTACGGGCGCAAGCAGAAAGCAGCGGACGCGGCAGGCTGTGCGGCCGCAGGGCCGGACCCATGGGGACGGGTGATCCGGCAGGTGCTGGACTACTATGCCGAGGTGGACGAGACCTGTGCGGATCTGCTCAGGCTGCGGTATCTGGAAGAGCGGCCGGAGGCGGAAACAATCGAAAGGCTGCACATTGGGCGGACGACCTACTACCACAAGGAGCTGGAAACGCTGAGCACGGCAGCGGTGTTTGCTGCAAAAGCAGGGCTGATCTGAAACACTGGGTGCGGATGCATCCGGTGGTTTTGTGATGCAACAACGACGACCGCCGCCAGTGGCGGAAACAGGGAGGAGTTGTTGGGGCCGTGGCCAGCAGGATGCAAGGCCCGCCCCAAGGGCCGAAGCAGACGCTGGGAGCTACAACCCGTACTCGCTGCGACGACCGCAAAATGTCCGCAGTGTTTTTGCAGGCTGTTTGGTGGTAGGCTGAAAGCAACAGCACAGGAAGGAGGGCCGGGCATGGCTGAGCGCAGATACTGCAAAAACACCGTGCCGGGCAGGCAGGGCCGGGGCAAAAAGTACCCGGCAAAGGTGCGGGCCGAGGTGGTGATGGCCATGATCGGCACAAACTCCATCTGTGCGGTGGCGAGAAAATACGGTGTGCCGGAGAGCACCATCCGCAGCTGGGTGGCAGAGGAAGCAAAGAAGCCGGACGGAGAATTTGCAAAAGCACGGGCCGAAGCGGCGCGGGAAATCGCAGCCAGAGCGGCGCTGGGCGCAAAGGCACAGGTGAGCTACCTGCAGCAGCGCGCAGCAGAGAACCAGCGCGCCGCCGAGATACGGACAAAGCTGCAGCAGCGTCTGGATGAGGATGCACGGGCCAAAAACTATGAGCTGGGCGTGCTGCTGAAGAGCGAGGAAGAAAACCTGCAGGACGCTGCCGAGACAGGCCTTGTGATACGCAGCGCACCGGGGACCTACGACCGGCAACTGACGGACGAAGAGCGCACCGAGCTGGAAAAGCAGCTGGAGCGGTACGAGAGCCTTGCCATGAGCGACAAAGACGCGGCCAAGGTGACAGCGGTATTGCTGACAGTAGCAGAAAAGGCTGCGGCACTGGTGCCGAAGGACGAAGGCAGCGGCCAGAGCGCGGCCCCGGCGGTGCTGATGGAGCGGCAGGACGAGGGCGGGCAGCAGGAGGTGGTGCTGGATGGCAGCGGAACTGTATAAAAACCGGCTGGTCATCTGGCGGCCGCAGCCCAAGCAGGCAGCCTTTATGCGCCGCAGCGAGGACGAAGCGCTGTACGGCGGGGCAGCAGGCGGAGGAAAGAGCGATGCACTGGTGATCGAAGCGCTGCGGCAGGTGGACATTCCGCATTACCGCGGGCTGATCGTGCGGAAAACCTACCCGCAGCTTTCGGAGCTGATCGACAAGACGATGCAGTACTACAAGCCGGTATTCCCGAAAGCGCGGTACAACGCTTCCAGCCACGTATGGACCTTTCCGAGCGGGGCGAAGATCTACTTTGGCAGCATGTTCCGCACACAGGACAAATACAACTATCAGGGCAAAGCCTTTGATTTTATCGGCGTGGACGAGCTGACCCACTTTACCTGGGAGGAATACAGCTACCTGATGAGCCGCAACCGACCTACCGGGCCGGGCACGGCAGTGTACATGCGGGCCACGGCGAACCCCGGCGGCATTGGCCACGGATGGGTGAAGGCACGGTTCATTACACCGGCACCACCGGGCACGAGGATGGTGCAGCTGGTGGATGTGAAAAAACCGGACGGCGGGGTAGAAAAGCTGCGGCGGACAAGGGTGTTTATCCCGTCCACGGTGTTTGACAACAAAAAGCTGCTGGAAAACGACCCGGGATATCTGGGCACGCTGGCAAGCTTACCGGAAGCGGAAAAGCAGGCGCTGCTCTACGGCGACTGGGACAGTTTTAACGGGCAGGTATTTACCGAATGGCGCAACGACCCGGCCCACTACGAGGATCAGCGGTGGACGCATGTGATCAAGCCGTTCCGCATTCCGGCACACTGGCGCATCTGGCGCGGGTACGATTTTGGCTATGCAAAGCCTTTCTCCGTTGGCTGGTACGCAGCGGACGAGGAAGGACGGCTTTACCGCATCAAGGAGCTGTACGGCTGCACCGGCGTGCCCAACGAAGGCTTGAAGATAGACCCGGTAGAGCAGGCGCGGCGCATCAAGGAAGCGGAGGAAAACGACCCAATGCTGCGCGGGCGGCAAATTACCGGCGTGGCAGACCCGGCTATCTTCAACGAGAGCCAGGGCGAGAGCATTGCGGCCATGCAGGAAAAGCACCCGAATTACATCTTCTGGACACCGGGCGACCACACGCGACTTGCAGGCAAGATGCAGCTGCACTACCGGCTGGCATTTGACGGCGAGGGCAGGCCGATGTTTCAGGTATTTGATACCTGCAGGCATTTTATCCGCACCATTCCGAACCTTGTGTACGACGAGAGCCGGGTGGAAGACATTGACACCACCCAGGAAGACCACATTTACGACGAGTGCCGGTATGTGCTGATGGAAAACCCCATCAGCCCCAGAAAGACCGAACCGGTGCAGCCGATGAAAGATGACCCGCTGGACATGGACAGACGCAAGAGCCGGACGCGGGTGATGAGGGTGTGAAACGATTTGAATGCCCACCGCGTGCGCTCTGGGCATATACAGCGGAATTTGATTTTTATTTTTCGCATTTGTCACGGCCTGCGGGCCGCTCCGAATGCATTTTCACGATAGCGATAAACGGCATCAGGAAAAAGGAGCGGGAACGTGGACGGAGAAAAATTTGAACAGTTTATCAACCACTTCGATGAAGCACCATTGGTGGGGGAAAACGGCTTGACGACAGAGCCGGAACTGCCCGCACAGCAGGTGATCGGGGAAGAGGACATCCGCAAGGCAAACGACATTTTGCAGAAATACAAGGCCGGAAAAGCAGCCCTTGACAAGCGCATTGTGGATAACGAATTGTGGTTTCGCATGGGGTACTGGAAAAATTACGAAAACAAGGAAATGCAGGGCAAGCCCAAGCCTTCCAGCGGATGGCTGTTCAACAGCATTGCCAACAAGCACGCCGATGCCATGGACAACTACCCGGAACCGAACGTGCTGCCGCGGGCAGAGGACGACGAGAAAACAGCAAAAGCGCTTTCCAAGATCCTGCCCACGGTGCTGGAGCAGTGCGACTACGAGACCGTGTACAGCGACACATGGTGGCGCAAGCTGAAGACCGGCACCGGCGTGAAGGGCGTGTTCTGGGACCCGGCGGCGCGCGGCGGGCTTGGCGAGATCTGCATCCGGAGCGTGAACCTGCTGATGCTGTACTGGGAGCCGGGCGTGGAAGATATTCAGGACACGCCGCACCTGTTCAGCTTGAGCCTTATGGACAATGACCAGCTGGAAGGGCGATACACGCAGATGGCCGGGCACACGGGCAGCAGTATGGATGTGGCAAAGTACATCCACGACGACAGCATTGACACCAGCGACAAAAGCGTGGTGGTGGACTGGTATTACAAAAAGGCCCTTGAGAGCGGGCAGACGGTGCTGCATTACTGCAAATACTGCAACGGCGTGGTGCTGTATGCCAGCGAGAACGACCCGCAGTATGCCCAGCGGGGCTTTTACGACCACGGGAAATACCCCTTTGTGTTTGACCCGCTGTTCCGGGAAGAGGACAGCCCGGCGGGCTTTGGATACATTGATGTGATGAAGGACACCCAGACCGCCATTGACGAGATGAACCACGCCATGGACGAAAACGTGAAACTGGCTGCAAAGGCCCGTTATGTGCTGAGCGACACAGCGGGTGTGAACGAAGAAGAGCTGGCCGACTTTGGCAAGGACATCGTGCACGTGGTGGGCAGGCTGACGGACGACAGTTTCCGGCCTTTGCAGACCAATGTACTGAGCGGCAACTGCATCAGCTACCGGGATGCACGGGTGAGCGAGCTGAAGGAAATCAGCGGCAACCGGGATGTGAGCCAGGGCGGAACCACCAGCGGCCTGACAGCGGCAAGCGCCATTGCGGCTTTGCAGGAGGCGGGCAGCAAACTTAGCCGCGATATGCTGAAAAGCGCGTACCGGACGTTTGCAAAAGAATGCTACCTTGTGATCGAGCTGATGCGGCAGTTCTACGACGAAGAGCGGGTATACCGCATTACCGGCGAGAGCGGCGGCGTGGAGTATGTGCCGTTCAGCAATGCGATGCTGCAGGCCGTGCCCGGCGGCAATGTAGGCGGTGTGCAGCTGGGCGACCATGAGCCGGTGTTCGACATTACGGTAAGCGCGGCAAAGAAAAGCACTTTCAGCCGCCTTTCTCAGAACGAGACGGCAAAGGAGTGCTACCAGCTGGGATTCTTTGCACCGGCCAACGCCGATGCTGCCCTTGCTGCGCTGGAAATGATGGACTTTGAAGGCATTGAGAAGGTGCGGGAGAGGGTGAGCCAGAACGGCACGCTGTACCAGCAGCTGCAGCAGATGGCACAGCAGATGCAGAAGATGGCCGCCATCATTGACCAGCAGAACGGCACCAACGTGAGCGCAGCAGCCAGCGCGGCCGGACAGGCTGCCGGTGCTGCCGGAACAGGGGGCGGCGGGACCGCGGACGCGAAGAGCACCACCAACAGTCTGGGAGATGTGGTGGGCGAAAGTGGGAGCAACAGTATGGCGACCCAGGCCGCAAAGCGGGCCATGGACGTGAATAACCCGAACAAGGAGTAAAGGAGAAAAGCAGAATGATCACCATTATTTACGACAAAAAAGGGAAGGACATGAGCCTGCAGGCATCGGGACACGCGGGCTATGCGCCGAAAGGACAGGACATTGTGTGCGCGGCGGTGAGCACACTGATGCAGAGCCTGGCTTACAGCGTGGATAGCGGCACTGTGACCTGCGACCCGGGCGGGGACAATATCCTGCGTGTACAGGCGAGCTGGAGCCTTGACACTCTGGCGAAGTTTGAGCTGGTGATGGATGGGCTGATGCTGCTGGCGCAGCAGTATCCGGCGAATGTGCGGTTTGTGAACCTGCATGCAAACGATGCGGACAACATGGATCTGCAGCTGTTTGCGGACGGCGGTGCCGGTGACGGGGCCGGAGAGGGTGCGGTAGCTGCAGAGGGCGAAAGCAGCCCGGTGGCACCGCCTGCCCTGCGGCCCGCACAGGAGCGGCTTGCGAAGCGCAGCAGGCCGGGCAAAGCGGCAAAAGTGACGACAGAAAAAAATCTTCAGCCGCCTGCGGGCGGAAGCTCCCTCAATGAGGGAGCCAAAGTCGATGCCGAACGGCTGGCGCAGGAGGAAGCTGAACCTGACAAGGGCAACGAGCAGGAGCAGGGCGGCGAAACCGAAGAAAACGTGCAGCTGACACCGGAACAGCGCCGGAATGCCTTTGCGAAGGCGATGCAGCAGTACCCGGAAGAGTTTGAAGAGGCCATGCAGCATGCTGCGCGGATGGCGGTGCAGAGCATCCGGGAAAACCCGCAGCTGAACGAACTGGGCAAAGTGCTGGCCGAAGCCTACGGCATTGACATGAGCGACATGGACGGGCTGATCGATGCCGTGAAAAACGGCCGGGTGAAGAACGATGAATATTATGAAACGCTGGCGGCGCAGCGGGGCATCAGCGTGAAAACCGCGCGGGAGATGGACCGCATGGAGGGCCAGCTGCAGCGCGCCAATGCTGAAAAGCAGCAGGCCGAACAGCTGCGGCTGGCCGCGGAGCACCAGCAGCGTGCAGCGGCAGTGCGTGCCCGGTGGGAAGCGGAAGCGGCAAAGCTGAAAAACAGCTACCCGGACTTTGAGCTGGACGAAGTGCTGAACAACCCTGCCGTGGCGGATATGATCCGGCGGGGCGTAGGGCTGGAAGCGGCGTACCGTGCAGCCTACTTTGACCGCCTGATGGAAAACCAGACGGCCCGCACGGCAAAACAGGTGGAGCAGGGCGTGGCGACGCGCATCCAGCAGCGCAGCCAGCGCCCGGCTGAGAACGGGACACACCCCGGCGGCGCGGCCGAGATGAAGGTGGATGTGGCCCACATGACGCGGCAGCAGCGGAAAGAGCTGGCACGCAGGGCACAGCGCGGAGAACGCATTGTGCTGTGAGAGATTTCCCGCGCGAAGAATGCGAGAAAGATAAACCCTTTTGAAGGAGGATAAACAAATGAGCAAGAAGAGACTGGATCTGCAGATGTTTGCGGACGCAAGCGCACAGCTGCAGAACACCACGGGCGCAGCCGGTATGACGGCTGAGATGAAGACCTACTACGAAAAGACCCTGCTGGATCTGGCAGAGCCTGCACTGGTGCATGACCAGTTCGGCGACAGTTACCCGATCCCGGCGAACAACGGCAAGACCATTGAGTTCCGCAAGTATGATGCGCTGCCCAAGGCCACCACGCCGCTGACCGAGGGCGTGACCCCGGCAGGTCAGGCGCTGAACGTGACCACCGTGACCGCCGAGGTGCACCAGTACGGCGGCTGGGTGCCCCTGACCGACATGCTGGATCTGACGGCCATTGACAACAACATCGTGCAGGCCACCAATGTGCTGGCAAGCCAGGGCGGCCGTACCATGGACACCATTGTGCGCGATATCCTGAACGGCGGCACCAACGTGATCTATGCACCGAAGATCGGAACGGGCGGCGCGGAGACCGCCGTGACCAGCCGTGCGGATCTGGATGCCACTGCACAGCTGACGGTGGATCTGATCGACCAGGCAGTGGCGCTGCTGCAGACCCAGAACGCAGACACCATTGGCGACAGCTTTGTGGCCATTGTGCACCCGCACACCAGCTACGATATCCGCAAGGACCCGAACTGGATCGAGGCGCACAAGTATGCGGCACCGGAGGAGATCTTCAACGGCGAGATCGGCAAGATCAACAACGTGCGGTTCGTGGTTTCCAGCGAGGCAAAGGTGTGGAAGGGCGATGGCTGCCCGGCGGGGCTGGCTGTGTACAGCACGCTGGTACTGGGTGCCCACGCCTACGCGACCACCGAACTGGAAGGCGGCGGCATGCAGCACATTGTGAAGCAGCTGGGCTACGGCGATGACCCGCTGAACCAGCGTGCTTCTGTGGGCTGGAAGGCCACCAAGACGGCGGAACGGCTGAGCGAGCAGTACATGGTGCGCATTGAGAGCTGCTCGGCACGCTACAGCGCAAAGGCGCTGGCAAACTAAGGAGGAACCAACATGGCAGTAAAGAAGCAGGAGACCGAAGCCGCTGTGCAGGCAGCACCGGAAAAGGACACGGAGGTGATCCGGCTGTTCAAGGACAACCAGCGCTACAAAACGCCGGTGTTCGTGGGCGTGAACGGTGAGACCTACCTGATCCAGCGCGGTGTGGACGTGGAGGTACCGAAGGCGGTTGCTGAGGTGCTGCGCCACAGCGAAGAGATGGACGGCGAGGCAATGGCAAAGATCGTGGCGGCGGAAAGCGCTGCTGTGCAGCAGGCGCAGCGCGTGTAAGGCCGCAGAGCACGGCTCTTGCAAAGAAAAGAGCATTTTACAAAATGAAAACAGACACCCGGTACAGCGGCACATGGCTGTGCCGGGTGTTTTTGCAGCAGAGGCGACTGCTGGCTGCGGCAGGAAGAACGCAGGGAGCCGTGACCTGTGCAGCAGGAGCTGAGCGGGAAGGAGACTTGATAAGATGACAGCCGGACAGGCGATAGAACAGGCCGATGAACTGCGGCCGAACAACCAGTTTACGGACAGCCTGAAACAGAGCTGGCTGCGCCAGTGCGATGCCCGGATGCGCACGAGCATTGTGCAGCGCAGCCGGACGGCGGACTTTGATGCTGTGGGTGCGGATGTGAACTGGAACGAAGGGTTGGGATACGAAACGGTGCTGCTGGCACCGGAAGCCTTTTGCCCTTTGTATGTGCACTGGCTGTGTGCGCAGATGGATCTGGCGCTGGGCGAGACAGCACGGGCCATGAATGAGCTGCAGGTGTACAGCGACTACCTGCAGGAATTTGCCGTATGGATGAGGAAGCGGTACGCACCGGCCGCTGGTGCGCAGTGGAGGTACTGAGGGATGATGGACGGAACGAACCTGAACGTGCTGCAGACGAGCCGCCAGATGCTGCGGGCTTTTGGCGGACTGAACGAAGGATACGGCTGCAGCGAGGCAGAGTTCAGCGGGGAAATGAATTTTTCCAGCCGGGGATACCCGGCGCTGCAGACGCGGAAAATGCGCAGGAATGTGCGGACGGTACAGGGCGTGAACGGAATGTACCACCTGAATGGGCTGCTGATCTGCCGCGGAAAGACGCTGGAATACACCCCGGACGAAGAAGCACGTACCGGTGCGGTGGTGCTGGAGAACGTGCTGACCGATGACCGCAAGGCCATGGCGGGCATGGGCACGAAAGTGCTGATCTGGCCGGACAAGGTGGCTTTTGACACGGGCACCGGCGAACTGACGCGCCTTGGCGCACAGTGGGAGATGGGCGGGAAAAGCGTGACCGTGACCCCCTGCGATGCCGAAGGCCGGACATACACCCCGGCAGGTGCGGGCAAGACCGAACCGGAAGAGCCGGAGGACGGACAGCTGTTTTTGAAAAGTGACAGCGACGAAGCCTATGACAGCAATGCGGTGCTGCTGCGCTACAGCGCAAAAAACAAAAAGTGGGTGGAAGTACTGCTGAGCGCGGTGAAGATCCGGTGCCCGGGGATCGGCGGAGTGATCCGGGAGGGAGACACAGTGACCATAAGCGGGATGCCGGACGCAGTGTGCAATGCAGTGGCAAAAGGACTGAACGGTGAGGTAATGATCCAGGCCATGGACGGCGACGAGATGGTAGCAGTGCTGACACGGGCCGAGGACAGCGACCGGTATTACGGAAGCTGGACTGTGACGGAGACCAGTGTGACATGGAAGAGCGCTGACGGCACCGTGACCGAGAACGACGCAGCGGCCGCACCGGTGAAGGTGGAGCGGAGGGTGCCGGAGCTGGACTTTGTGACGGAGCAGGGAAACCGGGTGTGGGGATGCAGCCGGAAGGAAAACACCATTTACGCCTGCGCTCTGGGCGACCCGACCAACTGGTACAGCTATCAGGGCATTACAGCGGACAGCTATGCCGTGAGCGTGGGCAGTGACGGTGCATTTACCGGCGCTGCAAGCTGTCTGGGATACCTGCTGTTCTTCAAGGAAAACTGCATCCACAAACTGTACGGCACAAAGCCAAGCGATTACCAGATGAGCAGCGTGCGCTGCCGGGGCGTGGCGGCAAACGCAGCGAACAGCCTGTGCGTGATCGCAGAGACGCTGTATTATCTTTCGCCGGACGGGGTGATGGCATGGGACGGAAGCCTGCCGACAAAGGTATCCGCTGCGCTGGACACCAGCGGGCTGACTGCGGTGGACTGGGCCATGGCGGGAAGCATGGACATGCGGTATTACCTGTACCTGCACCAGAAGGCAGACGGAACGCAGGCTGGACGGCTTTTGGTATACGACACGGAAAAAGGCCTGTGGCACGAGGAAAGCGCTGCAGGCACCGAGATGGTATCCACCGGGCAGCAGCTGTACCTGTGGGACGGCAGCGTACTGTGGGCCGCAGATCCTGACCGGGAAAGCGGCGCGGAGGAAGCAGGGCAGGAAACGGCACTGCAGTTTGAAGCGGTGAGCGGAGACATTGGCCTGAGCGTACCGGACGACAAGTACATCAGCCGGGTGACGGTGCGGCTGGATGCGCTGGCCCACACGGTGGTAACGGTGGCTGCAAGCTATGACGGCGGAGCCTTTGAAACTTTGGGCACCTGCACAGCAGGGAAGGACCACCAGCGCATCAACCTGCCCTTTGTGCCCCGGCGGGCAGATACGCTGCAGCTGAAGATCTACGGCACCGGGCAGATGGTGCTGCGCAGTGTGGCCTTTACGCTGGCGGCGGCGACCGGTGGGCGCGTGAGCGCGGCACAGCCGAGGAAATGAGGGAAGGAGCGTAGAAATGGCAAGTTTGGCGGGACTGGAAGGCATTGCGCTGCCTTCCTTCAGCAGTGAGATGCCGGCAGAAGATGCCCGTGCGCTGCGGAATTACCTGTACCAGCTGACGGAACAGCTGAGCTATGTGCTGACGAACATTGACCGGGAGAACTGCTCGGAAGAATTTTTAGAACGGATGAATGGGGAAGGAGCATAAAAAATGGGACTGTTTGGAAACAATGACCGCCTGAACACGGCACGGTACAACCTGGAACAGTATGAGAAAACGAAGCCTGCAGACTACCAGAGCAAGTATCAGGGCCAGATCAAGGATGTGATGGGCAAGCTGGAAAACATGGGCGATTTTGATTACGACCCGGATGCAGATGCAGCCTATCAGCAGTACAAGAACGAGTACACCCGGCAGGCAAAGCTGGCAAACCAGAATGCGCAGGCGAACGCCGCCGCCATGACCGGCGGCTACGGCTCCAGCTACGGTACGCAGGCGGGACAGAACGCCTATGCCAGAACGATGAACAGCTTGGACAATGTGCTGGACAACCTTTACAGCCAGAGCAAAGCCCAGTACAACACGAAGAAGAGCGACCTGCTGCAGCAGCTGAGCGGGCTGCAGAGCGCGGAAAAGCAGGACTACAGCCAGTACCAGAACGACCTTGCCAACTGGAACGAAGGCCTACAGTACAAAAAGAACGAGTACGACAACGCTTACAGCGAAAATCAGAACGGGTGGCAGAATTTTATGAACGGGGCGCTGCAGCTGGCAGGCATTGCAGCGAGGATCCTGCCGCTGTTCTTTATTTGAGGAAAGGAGAAAAGAATGGGGACTATCAAGAGATTGAACGACGCGCAGCAGCGCCTGCAGGACGCGGAAAACGCCATGCCGGGGGCCTACGATGACCAGTATGCGCAGGGCATTGCCGACACGCTGAACAAGATGGACACGGCCAGCGGCGCGGGATTTGACTTTACCGCGGCAGACAGCGGCTACAAGGACGCACTGACACGGATGGTGGGCAATGCGAATGCCGGTGCAGATGCAGCAGCAGCGACCGCAGATGCGCTTTCCGGCGGGTATGGCGCGGACTATGCAAAGAGCGCGGCAGATCAGGCAGCAGCGGCGCAGACGGCAAACACCGGCAGCACCCTTGCTGCAGCACGGGCGGACGCACTGGCCCAGTGGCAGCAGGAGCTTGCCGGTGCGGGCGACCAGCTGGACACCCTGCTGGGACAGCGCGCACTGGAACGCGGCGAGTATGACAGCAGCGTGAGCAATGCAGCAAACTGGCGCAATTACCTTTATGACCGCACCCAGCAGGCACGGCAGGAGAACAGCGACTTCTGGAACAATGTGTGGAACGCCGTGAAGGGCATTGGCAGCACGGTGATGGAAGGATACGATGCGTACAAGGGGTACAGCCAGCAGAAGTGGGAAAACGAGTTCAAGGAAAAACAGTACAATGACAGTCTGGCACGCACTCAGCTGAGCGATCAGGTGGCGGCGCTGCAGCAGGCCACCGCATACAAACAGGCAGGCTTTGATGATGCAGCGAAAGCAGTGCTGACGAAATATGGCTTGGACGAGACGATGCTGGATACATGGCAGGGCATGAGCAGTGTACAGCAGGATCAGATGGCGGCACTGCTGCAGGGTGCAAGTCTGGCAGGAAGTGGCAATGACACTGCAGCCAAAAACTACCTGCAGATGGCGGGCGTAGATACCGGCAGCATTGACTATTCGCCCACACTGAACCAGCGGCAGCTGAATTACACAGCAAACCAGCTGGCACTGAATAACCGTTATAGGACGACCGGCAGCGGGAGCAGAAGAACGGGCAGCACGAAGAGCGGAAACACAAGCTCTGGCAGCGGCAAGACGGGAACGACCGGCTTTACCAACAGCCAGCTGCAGACGATGGCAACAAAATTCTCCGGGATGAAGAAGACAGACCCACTGTATGACTTCTACCAGCAGACCCTGACGGACGCGGGGTGGCTGAAAAACAGCACGGCGGGAAGCAACGGCACCAGTGGGCGGGCAAACACCCGCAGCAGTCCGCTGCGCAGCGGACTTGCAACGGCGCGCGGCATGCAGGCGAGGGGTTACAGTCTGGACGATATTGCGGGCAGACTTTCTGCAGACGGCATTACGGACAACACGCTGTCGTCCATTATGAAAATTCTGGAAGCGGAACGATAAAGGAGACCGGCAGTTATGAGCAAATGGACACCGGAAAGACTGAAAAAAGACAGAGAAAGTTGGGAAGCGAAAAACAACAGCCGCGCCACAAACCGGACGGCAAGCACCGGTACAGCTGCGGGAACAGCAAACACTACGGACAAGTGGACACCGGAACGCATTGCAAAAGCGCGGGAAAGCTGGGAAGCGAAAAGCAGCGGACAGAATGCTGCCAGCCCGGCTGCGGCTGCAAGGCAGAACACCGGCACGGGTCTTGGCGCACGGGTGCTGGCGCAGATGACGGGCGCGGACAGTAGCCACAAGCTGCAGCTGGCAGTGCCGCAGGAAACAGGCAGAACACAGGCATATCCGGGCAAAAGCGGCATTGTGACCGACAGCGGTACAGGTACACGCAGCAGCACTGCGCAGCCGGAATGGCTGAACGCGAAGAGCACTGCAGCTCCGGCGGCAAAGGTGACGGGAACGGTGCAGCCCACTGAGCGCCAGCGCATTGCAGGCATTGCCAGCGGAGATGAAGGCTGGTATGCACAGACTGCGCAGAAGGTGAAGCAGTACACGGAAGACCTGAAAGCGACAGACGACTTCAGTGATTTTGACCGGCTGAACCAGTGGATGGATGCTGACCCGAAGCACCGGGAGCTTGTGACGCTGATGCGCATTGGCACCGGCGGACAAAGCTATGCCGAGAAAAACAACGCCATGCAGCCCCAGAGTGTGAGCGGTGTTGCAGCCAGAGCAGCAGTGCCGGAAAAGAGTGAGGGCAGACGGGACTACACCGATGCGGAACTGCTGGCAAAGGGATACAGCCGCAAGGAGATCAGCGAAGCGCGGCAGTACATTGCCGACTTTGATGCGCTGCCTGCAGGACAGCGTGCAGCGCGGCGCGCGGCCAATACCATTGGCGGTATTGGAGACACGGTGGCATCCTCGGTTTTTCTGGCGGGTGAGACCGGCGTACAGAGCGCAAAGAATGCAGCAGCGACCAGTGGAAACTGGAAGCAGCTGCAGCAGGATGTACAGAGCGACGACCGGCAGCAGGAGCTGCTGCGCCTGATGACCGGCGGAAAGACACGGTATGCAGCACGGGACAACACGCTGCAGCTGGCACAGAGCAGCGGTGCAATGGCCAGTGCCCCGGCGGCACAAACAACGCAGAGCGATGCCTACACGGATGCAGAGCTGATCGAGAAAGGTTACACGCAGCAGGAGATCGACAACATGCGGGCGCGCATTGCCGGAACGGAAGTGCATGACAGCGTAGACCCAGAGAAGAGCTTTGGTTACCAGCTGTACAAGCGCGGGCAGGATCTGACCGCAGCTGCACAGTCGGGCCTTAGCCCCATTGCAAAGCAGGCGCTGGGCATTGTGAGCAGTGCGGGCGAGAACCTTGCGGTGGCGGCTATTGACCCGGCATGGGTGCTGCCGGTGCTGAGTGCGCAGGGCGGTGCGGAAGCCATGGGCCAGAGCATTGAAAAAGGCGAGAGCGCAGGCAAGACGCTGGCCGGGGGCCTTGCAAAATTTGGCGCGGGCTGGGCCATCAACAGTGTGGGCGCAGCTGACCTTGCAAAGACCATGGGCGCAGACTACGCAAAGGATACGCTGGCAGGCAAACTGGCGGACATGGTGCGCAGCGTGGCAGCGGACGGCACGCTGGCACAGCGGTACCCGGCGGTGGCAAATGCCATCTCCGGCGGCGTGGACAATGCCATGCAGGCCTTTGTGGAGACCTATGCAGACAAGGCTATTGATGCGACGCTGGGCGACAGCGAAGCGGCGGCAGACCTGTTTAAAAGCGACACCTTTTTAACGGCGCTGGAAAGCGGCCTGACGGGCGGTGCATCCGGTGCCTTGGGCGGTGCTGTGGGCACAGGGCTTGCAAAGGCGAACGGCGGCGATGCCAGCATTGTGGGTAATGTGAAGCGGGCATACTACGAAGGACAGGTGGAACGGGCACGGCAGGCATTGCAGGACGAAGTGCGGGCACAGGAGCCGGGAACGGCGATGCAGCAGACACCGGAAGAAGCTGCGGCAGGCACCCGACAACCTGCGGCTGCTACGCAGGAAACGGTGCAGCCGGAAGTGACGGGGACGACAAGCGGATTTGCGACCATGCAGGATACTGCGCCGATGGTACAGAGCGAAAACCCGGCTGTGCAGCAGCTTGCCGCAGCTGTGCAGGATGGGCAGCTTACGAGCAAGACCATCAACCTATTTACACCGAATGCGGCCAATGAAGCGAACCGCGCTGCTTTTGCGGAAGAATACGGTATTGAGCTGCCGGAAACGGCAGCAAAGACCCGGCAGGTATTGCGGGAAATGACAACACAGCAGCGGGCAGCACAGGCACCGGCCACAGCTACCGAAAATGCGACAGTTGAAGCACAAAAAACGGCCGCAATTGTAGAAAGAATGGAAGCTGACAGATCTGCGCAGCAGGCACAGACGGAAAGTGAACTGGGCCGGAGCGGAGCTGCCGTGGAGAACACCGGGGAAAGGGTGGAAAGCGGCCCGGCAGAACAGTCTGGCAGGATGCGGGAAACTTACGGCCTTGAACAGCAGAGCCTGACCACAAAGCAGCGGGAGGTGCAGCAGGAGCTGACCCGATGGCAGGTATCGGATGGGGCAAGTGCGACCATCAGCAGGAATATGCCGACAGAAATTGGAGATGCCGGGCGGTATGCGGCTGCAGCCAGCAGCCTGTACCGGCTGGGACAGATGGAAGATGTGCACACCTTTGACAAGGCTATGGAGCTGGCGCAGGGCATGAGCGGCCTTGCTGTGAACACCGATTACGTGCTGGCACAGGACGGCGGACGGGAAGCGCTGCAGCTGGCATGGCTACAGGGACACGGAGAACTGGAAGCCGGAAAGATGCAGCGCGCAAGCCTTGGCGGAAGGCTGACGGCGGAAAGCACCAGCGGCAGCGGTCGGGTGCTGTATAAGGGAACGATGCGCACGGCAAACGAGGTGGGCACGCAGCTGATCGAACTGAATGCGAAGGCCACGAACACCGATGCGGTGCTGAAAACGGTACTGCAGGGCAACGACCGGGTGAGGGCTTATGTGGACACCGAGACGGCGCGCATTTTCTTCAGCGACCGGGCCGAGGATGTGTTTGGTACGATCTTGCACGAGGACTACCACTGGTACAACTCACTGGATGCAGAGGGTGCGCAGGCACTGCAGCAGCATGCACTGGAATTTCTGGCAAAGAGCGAGGGCTTTGAGGGCATTGACGAGATGATTCGGGGGAAGCTTTCCGACTATGCACGGCAGGGGCTGAGTTACGAGGAAGCCGCAGAAGAACTTGTGGCGGACGCATGGCGCGGCATCTTCAGCGATGAAGTGAGCTTTAAGCGCTGGGTGGAGTTCCAGCGCGGGCAGGCTGAAAAGAACGCAGGCAAGGCAGGCGGCATCCACAAGGTGATGACCAAGGTGAAGGAGCTTTTGAGCGACATCGTGAGCCGCGCAAAGGAAGTGCTGGCAAGAGACCCGGAGAACAAGGCCGCTCTGAAAGCACAGCGCCTTGCGGTGGCAGAAAAACGGGTGCTGCAGGACGAATACTTTGCCCATGCGGAGAGGGCTATGGATAGCCTGCGCGCCGCAAAAGAAAACGCCGCAGCCCTTGAGAACAAGGGCGCGGCGGAAGGGACACGATTCAAGTTGCAGGAAGGCGAAGAAACGCTGGAAGAACAACTGAACCACAACCTTGACCAATTAGAACAGATGCATCCTGCGGCTGAAATTACCGGAAAGGAGATCGCGTACGGAGCGACCAACAAAGAAAATGCCGAAAACATTGTGAGATTCTTTGAATCGGTTGGTAGCAAGGTAGAACGTGCTGGATTTGGTACCGTAGAACTGACCCGTAAAGGCGCAAAGGCGACCGTGCAGCATGGGAATGGCCCGGTAAAACAGATCGCTGCTGCGGCTATACCAGATGTTATCCGATACGGTGAACAAGTTGGTTTTGTGGAGAACTGGAAAGGTCGGGAATATAACACATATACCTTTGTGGCACCAGTTATGGTAGATGGCACAAGGATCTACGAAGCGGTAATTGTAAATGAGTACCGCAGCACGAAACAGGGAAACAAATTCTATGTTCACGAAGTTTGCGGGTCGGATGGCAGTTTGCTGGTGCTGGACGATACCGGACACATAAAACAAAAGCAGGAAAGCGCTGACACGGTACTCAAAACCGAGGAGGGCGGTGAACGCCCGAGCTTTCCTGCTGATACAAGTATAGCACAGGAAACCGCTGAAAACAAGGGAAATGACGGGACGTTGAAGAAAAATATCCGCCTGCAGCTGGCAGCACCGGTGGAAGTTGACACACAGAAAGACCTTGTGGCCGTGCACAACCTGACCGAACAGAACCTGCAGGAAGCACTGGAACTGGGCGGTATGCCGTCGCCGTCCATTGCGGTGGTGAAAGCGCAGGAAGGCCACACAAAGTACGGCCCGATCTCGCTGGTGTTCGGCAGCGATACCATTGACCCTATGGCCAACAGCGCAAACCGTATTTACGGCTCGGACGCATGGACACCGACAAGGCCGAACGTGGAATATGAGGTGAAAGCGGATAAGGCAAGAGAACTGAACGCCTATCTTGCACAGCTGAGCCAACAGACCGCAGAGGGGGAATTTGCCCGGAGAAACGTGCTGAGCGGAACACTGGACATGGAAGCCTCTGACAAAAGCCCGCAACAGCTGGCTGAACAGCTTGCCCATAACGATGCTGCAAAGGCGGCGTATCTGGCGGACCGGGGCGAAAACGTGGATGTTGTGATGAAACAGGAGCAGAGGTTCACGGAATCGCAGATCAGCCGATACGAGAAGGTGATGGAAGCTGTTGGCGGTAAGGAGAACCTGCGGGAGATCATCGAGACGGACAGGGCGAATGGAAACCATGACATGGCCAATGCGGTGCTGGAAGAAGTGCGGAGCGCAGAAAAGAACTGGGCCATGCAGGAACTGGGCTGGGATGCGGAAAAGGCCGAAAAGAAGGCAGCAAAGCTGATAGCACCAATGTTGCGTGTCCGGCTGGAAAATGCCTATGAGTATGCAACAACGGAAGATACGGGCGGAAAAATGGTGCAGGACACGGATGCCATGCGGCAGACCCTGCAGGAAAAAGCGCCAGATGCAGACGTGGAAAAATGGCTGCTGCCCAAGATAGAAAAAATTCTTGGAAAGAAAGGCATTTACAATGGTAAGGAACTTTTTACCCGTAACGGAAACCGGCGCAGTTTCGCTCAACTGCACAACCCCTACACACTGGAAAACCTTGTGAACGCCATGAATCAGGAGGATGCACGCGGAAAAGGCGCATGGGGGCTTTCGGCCAACACCCTGATGAGCACAGCAACGGCAGAATATGAAACACTGGAAGATGTGCGGGCGGACAAAGACCGGCTGCAGCAGATACCGGAGGAAGAATACAAGGCTTTGCTGGAAAAAGCAGACAGCCAGATCGAAGATGTGGTGGCCCGACTGCGGCGGGAGACTACACCACATACAAGCAGCAGCTACGAGGAACGGGAGATCATTGGTGACGTTCTTTTGCGGGCGGCGCAGGGCAAGCGAACGAGCACAGCGATTGCGAAAGCATTTGCAAAAGAAGGATACAGCATCAGCAAGGACACCGCACAGGTGATCCTGAACCTTTATAACGACGTAGCCCAGATCCCGACAGGGTACTTTGAAGCCAAGCCGCAGCGGGCAGTCGGCTTTGATGAGGTGCGGGCAGCGATTCTGCCAGACAATGCAAGCAAAAGCCTGATCGCAAAGCTGAAGAATGCAGGTGTGCAGGTTGAATTGTACAAAGCAGGAGACGACGCAGGACGTACGAAATTGCTGAATGAGGTGCCGAATGTGCGTTTCCAGCTGGCAGAGCAGGCCAGCCGTGACGCGAAGCGGAACGACCAGCAGATGGCAAGCCGCACCATTGCGGACAAGGCTGCAGCACTGGACACCTTGAGCCAGTTCTTTGGGCTGACACGGGGTGTGAAGGTGAGCCGGACAGCCATTGAAGGACTGGCCAGCCGCTGGGCAAAGGCGAACGGCAGTAAGGCGAACCGGGCCAAGCTTGCGAGGGAGACCGAGGTACTGGTGGACTACCTGAAAGCCGACGGTGCGGACATGGAAAAAGCCAATGCGCTGGCCGAAACGCTGGCGGGAGAAATTCTGGACGGGGCAGTTTACCGCAACAGTGAGCTGTGGGACGAATACCCGGAACTGCACAAGCTGGAATATACCGTGAACAGAAGCGGACAGGCAAAGGCAGAACTGGTGAAAGCATACGGCAGCTGGAGTGAAGCAGTGGCCGAAGCGCGCAGGCACGGCGTGACCTTGCGGCAGGCCGAAAGCGTGCGGGACGGCAACCCGGCACAGCAGTACGAAAGCGTGATCAACGACAACCGCGCTGTGGACGGCACCAGCGACGGTGCAAAGGCATTGTGGAAAGCTGCAGCGCAGCAGGCGGGTGTGGATGGTGCAATGAGCATGGAAAGCACCGAGTGGCTGAATGTGCTGATGAACCTGCACGATGCCATCAAGCCTGCGACTATGAGCCGGTTTGCAGACGATGCAGAGTATGAGGATGCAAAGATCGAACTGGCGGGCCGGATCATCGGTGACATTATGGCGACACCGGAGATGACTGACGCGCAGGCTATCTTTGAGGGCATCCAGCGACACAATATGGATGTGGCAAGAGCCGCAGCAGGCAGCAAAGAACGTGCTGCAGAGGTGGCAAAGGAACTGCGCGGCGTACAGAAAGCACAGCAGCGGGAGTTTGGCCGCAGAATGCAGGAAAACCGGCGCACTGCAAACCAGAACACCGAAGTACAGCAGATGGCCGAACTGCAGCGGCAGAACGCAAGAGCGGAAAAGCTGCTGGACCAGAACCTTGAAACCTTTGGTGTGGATGTTTCCAATGTGGGCAACCTGAACGAAAAGCTGACAGTGCTGCGGGAAAGCTATGAGCGGGAAATGAAGCAGGAAGTGAAACGCCTGAAGGCCGAGCGGCAGGAAATGCTGGATGAAGCAAAGCTGTGGTATCGGGAACGCATGGGAGAACTGCGGGAGGAAAATGCAGATCTGAGTATGCGGCTACGGGAAGAGCAGCGGCGCGCGGACAAGGCGGAATACAGCCTGATCGTGCAGGAAAATGAGATCATGGAATGGGAGGCGGATAACGAACGTAAGCGGGCCGCATGGGAGCAGAAACAGGCGCAGCGGAATGCCCTTGCCATTGAAACAGCCCGACAGCAGCGGGACGAAGATATTGCCGTTGCGAAGGCAGTAGCGGAAAAGCGAGTGCAACGGGCGCGGGATGCACGGAAGATGGATGAGCTGAAACGCAGCATCCGGCAGAACGCGGCACAGCTGAACCAGATGCTGCTGCGGCCCAGCAAGGACAAGTATGTACAGCCGGGGCTGATCGATGCAGCAGCACAGGCGGCAAAGCTGGCGGACATGACCATTCTGAACGAACGGGCCGTGAACCAGCTGACGAGGCTGCAGGACCGGATCCGGCAGAGTGCGGGCAGCGAGAACAGCCCCAACGCCATGACCGAAGAATGGAAGCAGACCGGCGTGGATACCCTGATACAGACACTGCGGGACGACCTGCAGACGACAAAGGACGCAAAGCTGACCAAACTGCACGAGCAGCTGGCCGAGGCAGAAGTTTTACCGGACAGCGAGAAAGCATGGGCACTGCAGGAACGGCTGCGCAAACGTATCAAGGAGACGGAGAACCGCACCTATCTGCCCATGACGGTGGATCAGATGCGGATGCTGAAGGCTATTACCAGCTCGACGCTGCATGTGATCCGCAATGCAAACAAGACGGTGAGTCTTGCAAAGGCTGAAGAAGTGAGCGCAATCGCAGAAGGCGCAGCCAGCGAGGTGAATGCCAGCAAGGGCAACCACCCCGGCGGAAAGCTGGACGGCGTGCACAATCTGCTGACAAAGTATCAGCTGGATATGCTGGGCGCGGAGCGGGTGTTCCGTATGCTGGGCGGCTACGCGAAGAACGGCCAGATGGAAAAGATGGCCCAAATGCTGAACGACGGCCAGTACCGGCAGACGAAGATCACCGTGGAAGGCGAAAAGCTGTTTGCCAACGTGACCGGAAAAGAACACATGAAGGAAATGCAGAACTTTGCAGGCCCGGGCGCAGACCTTGTGGACGTGGGCCTGACCGATGTGAAGGGAAAGAAAGCCGAACTGACCCATGCACAGCTGTGCAGTTTGTACATGCACCTGCACAACACCGACAGCCTGAACCACCTGATGAACGGCGGACTTGTGATTCCGGATGCAAAGCTGTACAACAAAGGTAACATTGAGCAGGCTTACCAGAAGGGACAGACCGTACATCTGGGAATGCTGACGGATGCGGACGGGACCCCGACAGCGGATAGCATCCTGCAGACGGTGGAAGCGGCCATGACTGACTATGACCGGGCATGGTGCGCGGACATGAAGGAGTTCTTCGACAACTACACCGCGAAGCTCATCAACGAGACGAGCCTGCAGCTGGTGGGCTACCAGCGGGCAACCGTGAAAAACTACTACCCCATTGCGGTGGATAAATCGGTGCTGGCAACCCAAATCGACGGCCTGAATCTGGACGCGACCATTGAGGGACGCGGTTTCCTGAAGAACCGCGTGAAGAGCGGACAGCCCATTTTGCTGGAAGAATGCGCAAATGTGGTGCAGCGCAGCCTGCGGGACACGGCGGCGTATGCGGGCCTGGCCGCGCCCATCCGGGACGTGCAGAAGATCCTGAACAGCGGCGTGGAGACGCGGGAAGGGCTTGCAAACCTGAAGAACGGCATCATCAAGGAACAGTGGGGCAAGGATGCGGTGAGCTACATCGATGACCTGCTGACCGACCTGCAGACTACCCAGCGCAAGCGGCCCAGCACCTTTAACAAAGTACTGGGAAACCTGCGCGGGAACTATGCAGGCGCAGTGCTGACGCTGAACCCGGGCGTTGCCATTGCTCAGGCGGCAAGCCTGCCCACAGCAGCGGCCGTACTGGGCGGCGACACCATGGCGGCAGTGGTACCCTTTGTGAAGAACCTTTCGCCCAAAGCGCGGACAGCGCTGGAAACGGAGATCAAAGAGCACGGAGACGTGCTGCTGGACTGGCGCAAGCGCGGCAGCCAGAACGGCGAGCTTGCTAGCATTGGCAAGCAGGAAACATTGGCGGAAAAGGGCATGGACAAGCTGCCAAACTGGCTGACCGGCTGGATCAACGGGATGGACGAAGTGACGGTGGCAGCCCTGTGGGAAGGCAGCAAGCGATACGTGCAGCACCACACGGCCGAGTTTGAAGGCGCGGAGGCGACAGGCAGCCCGGCCTATTGGGAAGCGGTGAACCGCACCTATCAGAAAGTGATCGAGCAGACACAGCCCAACTACACCGTGATGCAGCGGGCGGGCATTCAGCGCAACCCTAACGAACTGCTGAAGCAGCTGACCATGTTCACCACCCAACGTTTCCAGAACTACGGCATTCTGGCGGATGCCATTGGCGATTACAGGGCACAGGCGGAACGCTACCGGCAGAACCAGAGCGATGAAAACAAAGCAGAATTGCAGAGGGCAAAAACACAGCGAAACCGGGCTGTTGTGAGCCAGGCGGCACAGACGGCGGTGTTTGCGATCATGAAGATTGGCGCAGATTTCCTTTTGCACCGGTGGGACCGGGAGCAGGACGAAAACGGCGATGTGACCGTGAAGAGCATGTGGAAACGGTTTGCAAGCCTGTACACAGAAAGTTTTGCGGGAAACTTTTTGTACGGAAGTGAGTTATACAGTCTGATCGACAATGCTGTGAACGGTAAGGATTACGACGTGCTGAGTGCAGCAAGCATCAGCGTGGTGAATGATCTGGCCGGAGATGTGCAGAAGTTTTTTGCGGAGTTCCGGAAAGACACCAGTGAAATGGACGAAGAACAGCTGCAAAAGCACCACAATAAGCTGATGCAGCGCAGCATGACGCTGCTGGAGGACAGCTTTGAAGTGGCGGGTGTACCCTACGGCAATGGACGGAAGATCGTAGAAGCGGTAAAGGGCTACTATGGTGACCTTGAAAATCTTGCGCACGGAGGACAGTTCAGCTTTAATTCTGTGCCGCAAAGCGCCACCGGCCAGTATGACCGGCTGTACAACGCCTATGCTGGCGGCGACAGCGACGAAGCAAAGGCCGCAGTGGAGAAGCTGAACGCCATGGTAGAAGCGGGAACCATTGAGGAAAACAAGATGTACAGCCAGCTGAAGAGCCGCCTTGTAAAGTACGACGCGCGGGTGTGGCAGGCTGCTGAAGAGCAGAATGCAGGAAATGACCAGAAGCGGTACGAGCTGGAAAGAGAGATGATCGAACAGCTGAGCAATGTGCTGGGCCTGCCAAAGGGAAAGCGCGGGGATGTGGTGGACTGCGTGACCGGCGCGGTGAACCAGCTGGCCGAAAAGCAACTGAAGGGCGACAACGCCAGCGTGACAGATGACCTTGTGGAAGCTGTGGACAGTTGGGACGCAGGTGCTGTGCAGGAAGAATATGACAGGCTGGCGAAGGCGGGCAAGAGCGCGACGACACTTAAAAGCAAGATCACTGAGACGGCAAAGCCGGAATACCTTGCGGGCAGTGATGCAGACCGGCAGCAGATGGAAGAAATGCTGTTGGCGCTCAAGGACGCGGACGGCAAAGAGTTGTACACAGAGAAAAACTTTGCCCAGTGGGTGGAGGAGGCCGAAAAGGAAGCAGAGAAGGAACCGGAACCGGACCCGTATGCGGAAGTGAGGTAAGAAAAGAAAAATCCCCCGGCGTGATGATTTCACACCGGGGGATTTGTATATGTGGTTCTTTTGAAATGGAAAAGTTTGAAAAAAGTCCGCAGTGTTATTACGGACTTTTGTGTGATAGGCTGAGAAGGACGGAAGGAGGCAGCGGGATGCGGGTAAAAATTATTCGGAAAAACTTTGGCGGTGTGGAGTTTGGCCCGGAGATGCGGGTGCTGCATCTGGGCGGGCAGAGCAGCGCCAATGTGGAAAGGCTGAAGTTTGAGCTGCCGCAGGAGTGGGCCGGATGTGCCGTGACGCTGCACATCCAGCGGCAGGACGGCACACTGCCGACACCGATCCTGCTGGACGAGGAGCACAGCGCAGCGGTGGGTAAGGAATTTACCGCCAGTCCCTGCGGAAGCTGGATGCTGCTTGCTCTGGGTGAGGACGGATACCGGGCGCTGACCCGACCGGCCCGGTATGACTGTTATGAAACACTGAACACAGACGGCGATGCAGAGATCAGCCCGACGCAGTACGAGCTTTTTGTGGCGCGGGTGCTGAGATATGCGACCGAGGCACAGGAAAGCGCAAAGGAAGCGCGGAACGCGGCCGCAGCAGCAAAGCAGGACGCAGACATTGCAGCGACAGCCGGATTGGACGCGGCAAAGGCGGCAAAAATGGCACAGGAAGCGGCGGGCAGCGCCCAGGGCGATGCGGAGCGGGCGCAGCGGGCTGCAGACCGTGCCGAGAATTTTGCGCCGCCCGAAGATGGCCCGGTGGTAAGTGTGAACGGCAAGGGCGGCAATGTGGTGCTGGGAGCTGAAGATGTGCGCGCTGTGCCGCAAAAGAGCGCCGGATACCTGAAAAAAGCCGCTGCTCAGGGCCGCACGCTGGTGCTGACCCGCGGAGATGGAAGCACGGAGACCCTGCAGCTGCAGGACAGCAACGGCGTGCTGGGCAGCTTTGTATTGGAACTGCAGCCGGAAGGGTGGGTGGATTCCGGCCGGGGAGATCACCCGCTGAAAAACGAGGCGGCACTGGAAATGAGCCGGGAACTGTTTTTGCCCTCCGGCACGGTACTGCCGGAAAGCGGTGACGCAGCCGAAGCAGCGCAGATGGCGTACTTCTGCGAGACACGGGACGGAAGCGTAGTGTTCTATGCGAAAGAAAAGCCGACCAAAAGCATAAAGGTGCAGACGGTGATCTACGGCACAGCGGCGGACATCAGCACGCTGGATCTGGCGACGGACGAAGAGTTTGAAGCCATGATGAAGGAACTGGATGAGAACTGACAGGAGAAAAAAAGATGGCAGACTACAACGAAGACCATGCCGCGAAGCTGAAACACCTGTACAAGGTGGCGGTAAAACAGAACGAAAAAGCCAAAGCCCTTACCCAGAGGGTGGCGGATCTGGAAGCGGCTGGCGGGCAGGCCAACAAGATCGAGAGCATCAAGGTGAACGGCACGGCACAGGCCATTGGCGCAGACAAGAGTGTGAACATTACTGTTCCCACCAAGACCAGCCAGCTGAATAACGACAGCGGCTACCAGACCAGCACGCAGGTGTCGGATACCGTTGCCAAGGCGGTGGCGGCGGCAGACCACCTGAAGCGCAAGGTGGTGGCATCTGCAGCAGCAATCAGCACGAGCGCTGCGGATGCGGCGCAGTACATTTACATGGTGCCCAAGGGCACCGGCAAGGATGCGGATAAGTACGATGAGTACATGGTGATCGACGGTGTACTGGAAAAGGTGGGCGGCTGGGAAGTAGACCTGACCGGCTATGTGAAGAAAGAGACCGGCAAGGGGCTATCTACCAACGACTTTACCACGGAGGAAAAGAACAAGCTGGCAGGCCTTGTGCTGGCGACGGATGAAGAAGTGGATGCCATGCTGAAAGAGATCTACGGAGGAGGCGCGTAATGGGCGTGCTGAGCATTCTGGCGGGACTGCGAAAAACTGCGGTCTGCGTACAGAAAGAGCTGGCAGAGATCGCCACGGCGTGCGCAGATGCGGCAAAGGCTTTGGACGAGGGCAAGGCGGACAGTGTGCCGCTGCATGAGATCACCATACCTTCAGAGGGATGGGAAAAGGACAGCAGCGGAAACTACCGGCTGAATATGGACATTCCCGGACTGACAGACGGGGACACGGTGAATGTGCTCATTGACCCGCACGAGCTGGGCGCAAAGGAAGAAGATCTTGTTGAGACGCAGAGCAGCACGGACACGTTGACGCTGATCGCAAGGGCCGTGCCGACAGCAGCGCTGAAAGCATATTACTACAAAGTGAAAGGAGATATTCTTGTGGCAGTTGGATCTGTGGTATTGCCGGGAAAGAAATACACTCTCCCCGCCGCCACCACCACCACGCTTGGCGGTGTGAAGGTTGGCAGCGGTCTGAAGGTCGCTGCGGACGGAAAGCTGAGCGCCGATGCTCAGAAATACACTCTCCCCGCCGCCACCACCACCGCACTGGGCGGCGTGAAGGTTGGCAGCGGTCTGAAGGTCACTGCGGACGGAAAGCTGAGCGCCGATGCTTTAGCGGCGTATCCGGTCGGCAGCATCTACCAGAGCACCAACTCCACCAGCCCTGCCGCCCTGTTTGGCGGCACATGGGAGCAGATCGCATCGGAGCGCGTGCTGATGGGTGCCAGCAGCAGCCACAAAGCGGGCACCACCGTGAAGGCCGGACTGCCGAACATCACGGGTACAGCCAATGGCGGTGTATTGTCCGTGTCAACCCCCCAAAGTAATGGAGCTTTTGGAGCCACGCATTACGATAGCAGTTTGTCGTATTTAAGTGGCGACGTGCGTCGCTTATCTACATATAACCGCACTTTTGACGCTTCCCGCTCGAACCCGATCTACGGTGCAAGCGATACCGTGCAGCCCGCCGCCTACTATGTTTACATCTGGCACCGCGTGGCATGAGAAAGGAGGTTTTGAACCATGAAGATCATTGACGAGAACGGTGCAGCCATTGAGACCCCTGACCTGACGCTTGGGCATCTGGTGGGCGGCACCGAGCCGGTGGAGCACCCCGCCGTGGAAGGCGTGGAGGAAGTGAGCCACTACGAGACCGTAACGGAGTATCCCGGCGGCGGCAG